ACAATCATAAATTAAAGTTCTGATTAACAAATCACTAACTGACCTATCAGTTCCTGAATTATGAGAAACAACCGAATCATAAGTTGTAGCGGAATCTCTATCTAATCCAAAGATATCGAAGTAAGTAGTATAAGTTCCACCAAAAGCATCTTCTTCAGAATCACTTGATATAACTCTATCCAAAGATTCAAAGCCAGTTCTACCAGCATAATTTGCAGTTGCAGCAGCAGCTTCAGCACTTGCATCGGACAATAAAGCAATATTCATATCTTCCTTATGTTTTTCAGCCATATTTTGTCTTGACATTTCCAAATCAGAAGTCGCATCATCATCTACAGATGCTAAATATTNCTGAATTTCAGAAACCTCAAACATATGAGCAACGGTTTTTAAAGTATTTGTAACTTCGGCGAATGTTGGTTTGATTGAATCTGGTAAACTTCCACCTTCAGAAATTCCACCATAAGAAACAGAAGTAGCTCTTGCAGTTGCTAATCTCCAACCAGACTTTCTCCAAACTGTCTTAGGTAAAATACCAAAAGCATTCGCTTCTTGATTGAACATCTTCCAAACGAACTTTCCGAATACAGCATTATAAACACCAGTGGTTGTTGTAATAACTGGAGCATCTGTTTTAGTAATATAATCACTTTCAGAACCATAATACAAGTTTTCTAATTCTTGAATTGTAGAAATCATTTTTTACCCCTCATGAATTTATTTGCTTCAGCGAATGTTCTTGGAAATTCTAACTTTTCTTGTTTGTTAATTAAAGAATCTTGATTTACTCTTGGGGTAGAAGCTTCTGGTTTAACCAACATCTTTTTAATTTCTTCGAATTTTTCATTAAGCATTTGTTTAACATCTTCTTTTTGAACAAAATTAACTTTATCTTTCTCAGAACCTTCGGCAGGTTTCTTTCCTTGAATATCTTCCTCAATAACTTTTGGCAAAGTAACTTTTTCTCCAGTTTTTTCAACTTGTTCTGGTTCCTTATCTTCAGGTTTATCTTCATTTTGTTTATTAACAGAAACAGCTTCTAAAATTTGAGATAACATTTGTTTAATTTCTTCCATAGGATTATTTTGGGGTGCAATATCTTCTCCCTCTTTTTTAAATTCTTTTGATTCCATGTTATTATTTAAATCACTTTTCTTTAAATACTTTTCGTTGGTGTTACTACTATCTAATAAAGTATTTTTATTTATATTTTTTACTATTTCTTTATTTTTATCGTCGGTATAATTAAAAATTTTATTAACAGATTCGACTTTTCTCATAATTACAGCACAATACGCTTCGGGGTCTGATTTGTCTGAATTGGATTTAACACAAGCATCAAAATTCTCATATCCCGCGAATGGCTTTTGTATGTCTTCATTAGATAAATTTTCAGATTTAGCCAAATAATTAATCTCGTCCATTGTGGCTTCTTGATTTCCCATCCCGGGAACTAAAGAGAATTCATAACCTTCTAAACCAGTTAATATTTTAGTTATGTCTCCTCCTTTTTCAAATTTAACATCTTTATTTTTATTTCTTCCACCAAAGGATAATCCCTGATAAACCCCTTTTTTTACTCCATCCCAAACCATGTCATCCATTTCATAATCTTTGAAAATTTGGTTTGTTAAATAAACACCTTCTCTTTCACCATTGGGAGTCATCTTTGTTTTGAATTCATAATTTAGTATTCTTCCCACTTGTCTGTTTGAATGCCTATCCATAAGAATTCCACCTCGCTTCATAATTATTGGCATAATCTTTTTGAATTCAGAAATTGGCAAATAATCTCCTTCTTTATCTCGAACTTCCACGCTTCCCCATGCTTTGAAAATTCTATCTTCGGGATTTAAAATTTCAACCTCATCAATTTGTTTAGGTTTTTCCATCAGAAATAAAGGTGTTAATCATTTTTATAATTATCTATAATCTTTGAATTTCAATTTGTCCTTTATATTTTTCTTTCTAAATTTACCTTTAATATCTCTTTCAATTTTTTCTGATACTTTTTCAAACCATCCATCTTTAGTCCGATGGCATCTACAACATAACCATTCATAATCTTCAATGTTTCTTTTATATTCTTCAGATATATTTGATAATTCTAATTTCCCTTTTTTTCCACACTTAGGACATGAATTTGGTTTATCTTTATTTTTTCTTACCCATGTGTGAATTGCATCATAGGATGCCATATCTCCTTTCCAATTGGGATGTCTTTTTCCTTTTGGTAAAGAAAGCCCTTTATTCCAAGGTATTTTTCCCTTATTGGATTTCCATGCTTTTTTTTGGAAATTTTTAAAGTTTTTTGGGACTTTGCCCTTTAGTTTTTCAGAAATTTTTTTCTTATGTTCTTCAGATAAACAACCTATTTTTAAACCCTTATTCCAAGGTATTCGCTTCTTCAATTCCATATTATCTAATAGGGTTTATTCTTTAAATATTTTACTCTCTTATTATGTCCACTTGACCCTTATACATAGCAGATGTTTGTGCTATTGCAGAATCTATGAATGGCTGTGGTTTAGTTCCTCTGTTTTTTATTTTGTTCGCTATTGCTCTCGCAACTTTTGGTACTTCGCTTTTTGGAACTCCTAATTTTCTTTTTACCCATCCTTCTAATTGTTTTGGATTAACATTGTGGGGTTTTGCCCCATCGTTAATTGCTTGAGCATATGGTGCAGAATATTCAACTATAACATCGTCCGCTTCTTCTTTGATTATTCCTGATTGTAAGAGTGCCCCAGTGTCAGAAATTCCCATCTCAACTATATTTTCTTGTGAACGAGAAAAAAGAAAATCAGCCACTTCTCTCGAAATGGCTTTTGAAATAGAAATAAATTGGTTAACCATTTGATTACTCTTCAGAGTCTTCAGTTTCATCGGTATCCGAATTTTCACACTCTTCGAATTCCTCAGATTCAACTTGTTCGTTTTCGTCTGTCATTTTAACCTCCAGTTTTATATTCTTTTGGTGGCGAACATCTTTTTTATATGCTTCCTTTTGAACTTATGTCTAAAACCAAGTTTATCTAAACAATCAAAACACATATCTATAGAAATTTCAAAAGAGGTTCCCCTAATTGGTTTTAGATTTAAATCATCAACCACTCCATCAATTTCTGGAGTGTGAGACCCCATAGAATTAATGAATAAATTTGATTCAGGGAAAGAAATGGCTATCTCTTGAATTTTTGTTATATCTTTGGAATTAACTCTAAGGGTTCCAGCGTATAATTTTTCAACATCCTTTCCGCAAAGAATACATCTATATTTTTTGGCTTTCTTCATTTCTAAAGGAACCATGTTAAATTTAGACATATCAAGCATTTTCATAAATTATAGAAAGTTTTTCTACTTTTTTTAGCATTAAAGTATTCTTCTCAAAAATAATTAATAGCCCTTTCATAAAATAATAATAATCTAATTTATCCGATTCTAAGGTTATTGTTCCCCTCGCAGAAATATTGGCTCTTGGATAATAAACTCCTGATTGGTCATTATCAAAAATTAGTTCTCCTTCACGAGTAAGTATTTTTACTTTCACATCTTTTGAAACTAAATGAATTTTTAATAATTTTCCAGCGCCTCTAACCACTAAACTTTTTTCAAAGTCTTCAATTTCAATGTTTTTTAATTTTATTTCTTTTATCATATTTATTACTTTATCACTTTAATTTTCTTGTAAAAATGTGACGCTGGTTCGGATGAGAAAACCAATCTCTATCTGGTTTAAAACCATATTTCTCAGATGTCTTTCTAACTAAGTTCTTTAGAGTTTCTAATTTTAATCCATTTTTACTTTTTGATTTTATCTCTTTTGAAATATCACTTGTTCGGTTATCATCGGGACCAATCCATTTATATAAAAAATTTTCATTTCCTTCAACTTGCGAATAATTAAACTCTCTGGCACTATTTTTTAATATTGAGCTTTCTGTTCTTGCGATTAATTCAGATTGATTTTCACTTACACCTAACTCTTTAATTTTATTAATTACCTCTGAGATAGTTGTTCTTTGAATTAAACTTTTTAAAACAACATCTTTAATTTTATCACTTACCTCTTTTGTCAGACCTTCAAAACTTTTCTCATATAATTGTTTTGAAATAAAAGAAATAAAATTATTATCTGCTTTTTTTATATCAAATATTAAATTATCTTCTTTTAGAATATCTTCTTTTTCAATATCTAAAAATTCTCTAATCTTTTTATTTATTTCTTCATCTCTTACCATATACTTTAAATCAATAAATTCCTTTCCAATATCTTGAGAGCTTAAATTTGTTTGATTGGGACCGAAAATATTTTGATTTGGTTGGGATACTTGCTCATTTGAATATTCAAACTTTTCTTCCTCTTGATTAAAACTAACCTTAAACCCCATTTGAGACATTTTAACAGCATTATCAATTTTAATTCCCATTGTTTTTTCGTCTTTTATTTCGTCCTTTTCTTCGGGCTCTAATAATTCTAATTCATATGTGTTTATTTTGAATTGTTTTAAAATCCACGGGAATACTTTCTCATTATAAATTTTTTGTCCTAATTCCACCGAACGATTAGTGACCGTTAATTGTTGGCTTTCATTATTTAGTCCGCCTGCTTGACTTATATCCCCTGAGAATAAAGGCATAACTCCATAGATGGCTCCAATTTGTCTCCTCATTTCGTTTCTACTTTCGATAAATTGCATATCTTGTAGTGGATTCATTAAATTAATCCATTCAACAGCTTTTCCAACCCCTTCTTTATTTTCTAAAATCATCGGGCTAATTGAGTGTGGGTCTTTTTTTGCTTCTTCTTTCAATGCTTCCCATGCCTTTTTAACTGAATCATAATTTGTGGTGTTAAATGCAAGAATACCTCGAGGCGGTCTTCCTTTTTGATAATTTAAAAGCAAATATCTATCTTGCTCAATTAGTGTGACAATCTTCATCCAAATTGAAAAAATATTTGAATACCCGTAAAGCATTGTTGGATTGTATTTTGAACAATGAAATACCTCACTTTCCATGTAATAAATATATTCTCCTTCTTTCCCTGTTTGTGCCCTATAACAAGCTTGTTGGAGTTTAATTCCTTGTTTGTTTACAAATCCCATCCCTTCAGCAGTTTTTTCATCAATAGAATAACTTCTATTTGTT